CATATTTTTTTGAAAGCATAACAATCCATTTATACATAGGATGATTTTTATCTATCAATAATTTTTTCATAATAGACTCCATAATGCAAAACAAGTTACTAATAAACTAAATCTTGGCAACAACGCATAAAACAAAATAAAAATTCCTAATAAAAATAGTATCATTTGATTCCTTGATATTGTTTAATTATATGGTCTGCAATGTCAGCGTTAATTAGATTATATCCTGTATCATCTAATTGTAATTTTAAGTTACAAAGTTTTTCTTTACATGCCTTATAGAACACATCGTTAACTTTATCGTTTTTAGGTACGGCTTTTGCTATATCCTGAACTTCTTTTAAATATTCAAACCAATCTTTAGCCATTACTGCATTCTCCAGGAGTTAATTGTTTTATTTACTTGATCTAATAAAGTAGTAAATTTTTCAATAGTTGCATCTAATGTCATTGAAACCTTTCTATGATTAACAAACATTGAAATTGTTTTTTCTTTGCTGCAATACTCCACAGAAAAAGACTCAATATTAAGGGGATTCAGTTTAAATGATTCGTCTGATTCTAGTTTTATTTCTGTAATTACATTCATATCCCATGAATATATGAATTAAAAAGACAAAGTCAAGCTAAAATAAATGTTTATTTTTAATGGTTATTGACAAATTATCCCATAAAATCTAATAATACCCTATGAAGTTATATCGTTTTATTGCACGTTATGCAGGGCAACGTATAATAATAGACGTTAAAGCACAAAACGATGATGAAGCGAAGATTAATTTCATAAATGGGTTAAAAGAAGGCGGAGGAACGTGGAGGAAAGAAATAACATATTCTCCTTCCAAAGTTTTCATAACTTATGAGGAAACAAATGATGATAGAAACGTCACAGTCTCTGTTACTGAAAAAGATCAGCTTGGAATCCAAGTGGAACCAGTTGTATCTAGATAACGGTTGTGAGACACCAGACATGAAGTGGATAGATCTTGAATTAAAAAAAACAAGGTTAGCAATGAGAGATCTAGCCAACGTCGTTGCAAGACAAGAATTATTAAGAGAGTATTCAGATATTTCTAGTTAAGGCAACAAAAAAAATAGAATAGGTAAAATTCTACAGGATACCCTCGTCTTTTAAATCAAAATTTACTTTTGTAAATAAAACTCTACCATTAATGTGTTGTCTAGATTTTTCTAAACATAAAGGACAAAAAAAAATATTTTCTTCTTTTGTCTTTCTAAAATGTACAGGAGTTGCACAGTGAGGGCAAACACCTAAATTGACTTGTACTTCGTCTAAATCCATTATGCATCCCCCCAGTCCTTTCCAATCGCTACATCTACTTTAGATGGAACTACTAGCTCTGAAATAGAACTTTCCATTATTTTTTTAATTTGTTCCGAATCTTTACTTTCTCTAACACTAAAGCATAATTCGTCATGTATTTGCAACATAGGTAAAAACCCAGCATTATTGCAGTCAATCATAGCTTGTTTTACTTGATCAGCAGCTGAACCTTGAATTAATCTGTTCAAAGCTTTAAAAGTACCTGATCTTCTAATATTATTAACACCATATTTTTGAACCGCATCATCGTAAGTTGTCGATTTATTTAATCCCCAACTAGCCACTTCCCATTTATCAAATCTACAACGTCTACCTCTAATGGTTCTTATTGACCCATTTGTCTCTGCTGATTCTTGGCACTTTGATGCTAATTGTTTTACGAAAGGAACTTTCTTATTGTATGCGTCCAAAAGTTTTTTTGCTTCTTCTTCTCCAATTCCAAGTTGTGCGGATAATTTTTTGGCGCCCATTCCATAAAAAAGTCCCAAGTTAATAGTCTTCGCTTGTCCTCTAGGTATGCCCGCCATATCTGCAACTGTTTGGTGGAAATCTGCGTCGTCTTTCTCATAAGCTTTAATTAATTGTTCTGATCCTTTAAATCCGACTGTATAAGCATAATGCGCCACAAGTCGTGGCTCTTGTTGCGAATAATCGAATGAGCCCCATAATAAGTCATTATCAGGTTTAAATATAGATCTAATTTTAGGTCCAAATTCTTTATTTTTTGCAGGAACTTGTTGTAAATTGGGATTTGACATGGATAATCTACCAGAAACTGTCCCTCCCGAATCAGATCTTAATTGGTTAATTTCCGCATGAATTCTACCCTTATGTTGATATTTAATAATTGAATCAATAAATGTTGATGTAAATTTGTTTATTTCTCTAGCTTCTCTAAGATACTTAGCTATTGGAGCGGAACAATTTAAAAGCCAATTAGCTGTAAAGCTAGGTTCTTTTGTCTTCTCTGTTCTAGGGTAGTCTATCTTTAGTTTATCAAAAGCTTTAGCGATACTTCTTGCCTCCCAAATCTCTACATTTAAACCACATTCTTTATTTAATTGATGAAGTAGTGTTTTTTCTTTTTCTAAAAATTCAAGTTTTAATTTTTCAGCTTGTGTAACATTTACTCTGATACCCTTTGCTCTCATTGCAATTAATATTGGAGTAAGTTTTGTTTCTAAATCAAAAATTGTTTTTAATGAATTGTCATAGATTTTAAATTTTAAATACTGCCAAAGTTTTAAAGTTAATGATGCATCTTGCTCTGCATAAAACCCTACATATTGAGCAGGTAACTTATAAAGCTCCTGTTTAGCGTCCAGTCCCCAGTCGGCTGCTGCTTCTTTTAGCTCTTGTTCAGACTTTGTTTCGCCTAACCAATCGAAGCCGAGAGAATTTAATGAATAGGAAAATCTATTTTCATCCACAATAGCCGCAGCAATCATAGTATCAATTATTCTTCCATTTTTAATATTTACTCCGTGAGCCCTTAACCAACCCACATCGTACGATGAATTGTGAAATATTTTATCTCCAGGACCACTTACAATGTCTTGAACCCAATCCATTACCATTTTATAATCCATGTTAGAACCAACCTCATGACCAATAGGGTAATAACCAACAAACCCTTCAGTAGCTACACCAACACCTACAATATTACCGTCCATAGTAGGCCAACCTGGTCCTTTTTCTTTTATGTTTGGGTCTTTAGTTTCTAAATCTATTGCTATTTCTTTTGCATTTTTTAAATCAGGAAAGTGTGTTGGAGGAGTCCAGTCTGATTCTTTGAATATAAAATTTATTTGATGACTCATTCTGAATAATCTCTTTCTAAAACCATTTCTAAATAGTGTATTGCTTTAAGTATATCTTCTTTCTTACCTTTTAATTTATGTCTACAAATATATTTAATTGCATTACCTTCAGCGAAGGGTAAATTGTTTTCGTTAATAAATTGAGAAGGCTGTATTTTCATTGATCGATAATGTTGGCCCCCTATCTGCTTAAAAAATGCTTTATTTGTCATAAATGTAAGTTATTTTTGGCTTAAATTTTTTATTATATTTGTCTCTAATGATTCGTAATCTTTTACACATTAATTGTAATATTTTCAAACGTTTTCTTAATCTTAATAATTCTTTTTTCATAATTTTAATTATCTAATATTTCTTGTAATTTCATTTAACATTCTACAAAGTGGAAATGTATATTGATGGTTGCTCCTCAATATATGTAAGTTTTGTTTAGCTCTTGTAACTCCTACATACCATACTCTATATTCAGAGCAACGATCTTTTCCTATTTTATTTTCCAAATGAGCAGGCCAATTGGATTTTTCGTAAATTACCACGTCATTGGCTTCTCCACCTTTAATTGAATGAATTGTGTCTATTACAATTTCAGAATCTAGGTCAGGATTAACATCGGTCTCAATTAGTTTGTTAAAATAATACTTATCTTGTTCAGAAAAATTTCTATTAAATATATTAGTCCAATCATCTTTAGGAACTCTAAGACCAGCTTCTGTTACTAAAAAATTATAGTCAAACAATAAATTGTTGTTTATGGCCATCCACTTTTTACTGTCTAAACTTCTCCAACCATAAGCTATTTCATTAATGTAAGTATAAAGAATCTGACACTGTTCTTTATTAATTTTATTACCACGCATTAATTGATTCCAAAGTTTAATTGCTCTCCACTTGTGTATATCAAAAGACTTTGATCCTTTTGCACTTTGAAAAAATAAACCTATAGTTTTCGCCTCTAATTTAAGTTCGTCTACAATTTCATTTGTTCGACCTAATATCATCCAACTATCGGATGCACTAAAATTAATATCTTTGAGTCTTTGATATGTAGTGATGTTACCTAAATTTGTTCTAGGCACGAAGTCTTTTCTCTTTCTGCCTTTAATATATGTTGCAATATATTGAGAAAAATCATGTATTGTTTTTGGTATTCTAAAAGATGTTTTTAAAATAAAATCTTTACCAGGAAATTCATTAAAATATTCTACTTCAGCCCCATTCCATTCGTAAATTGCCTGATCATCATCTCCAGCAATATAAATTCTACTTGAGTTATTGGCTAACTTATATACTAGTTTCCATTGCAAAGGAGTTAGGTCCTGAGCTTCATCTACTATTAAAACTTTTAATTTTGGCGCGGCAGCATTCTCAATGTAATGTTCAATCATATCAGTAAAATCTACTCTATGATCTTGTTTATATTCATCGTAAGCTTCGATAATTAATTTAAATTTTTCGTAAACAACTCTTTTAATTTTTTCTTCTTTATACTGATCATCTGGATGAATTAATCTATTCCTTGCTTTATCATATACTCGTAAAGACCAATCATTCCAAACAAGATGACCATTATAATTTTCGAATCTAACTTTAGGTAAACCTAGAGTTTGGGCAAACTCTACCATGTCTATATCTGGATCAATAACTGGAATTTGTTTATAATTCTGTCTACAAAAACTATGTATTGTTCTAAAATTTCTTAAATCATCATCGGTGCAGCCTACAAACTTTTTAAATGCTCTATATCTTGCTTCATTAACTGCCTTGTTTGTAAAGGATAAGTAAGCCATGTCTCTAGGTTTAATACCTCTTGTTATTAATTTCTCCACTCTTTCTAAAAGAGTTGTTGTTTTTCCTGTACCCGGAGGACCATATATTTTAATGGTGCGGTTCTTCAAACGGTGCTTTTTCTCTTTTGAATAAGACATTTGACCTTTCAATTATTGGTTCTTCTGGTTTTTTACAATACCAAATATTTTTAATTTTTAATTTATCATAATATTCTTTTTTGATTGAACCATTCTTTTTAAGTGTATTGATGATTTCAAATTTTTTAATGGCTTTATTATTTTTTCTTATAAATCTTTCAAAAGTTTTATACTTAAACACAACGTTACTATCGTGTAAGAACCACATATCCGCTTCTACTTGTGATGCATTGTCTGCTTGTTGTGTCTCTTGTGTAAATTGTATCATTAAATCTGCAAATTCTTCTTGTGCTTCCTTATCTTCATCATAACCCTCAATGTCTTGCTGCATTGTTTTCAATTGATTTAAAAATACTCTAAACTCTTTATCTTTTAGTTTTTGCCAAACCATATCAGCTTGATCAAATAATGCCTCAGCAAAGAGTTGTTGTTGATTACACTGCTTACCATTTAATTCTATAGTTTTTTTATCTATTGTTAAAAAATAAATTGGTGGATTTGTTCTTAATCTTTGAAAGGAATCTACCTTTGGCATATATGCTGAGCTATCAATACCGTATAATAATGTTCTGCATAGACCAGCATTACAATGATCTTTCATAGGTTTATCAGTACATTTGTATCCATAATCTTTTTTCTCATAGCTTTTAATTACAGCTTGTACTTCGTGTGCAGGTAATTGTTCATAAAATTGATCGTTACGATCCCAAACTTCTTTTTGCCATCCATCTGGATTTTTCTTTTTTGCAAGAGTTGCAAAAGCAGTTAGTGCATTATTTCTAAATCCACCTTCGCATCCATTTCTTATTACAGCTTGTAAGCACGGAGGGTACTGTTCAAAATCTTTTTCTTCAATTAAACTATCGTCTACTTTTATTGCAAAAAATTGTTCTTTGGTTAATCTAAACTTATCAATAAAACTGTACCAATCAATTAATGGTATACCAATTCCGTTATCATATAATGCATAACGAGTTGTTCTTGCAGCCTTTTGATAAGGAATATTTAACCAGTTGCCCAAATCATTTTTATGAACCATAATCTGTCTTTGCTTAGGAAATATTTCGCAGCTTGATAATCCGAGATCCGTGGACAACAAACTAAGTTTGTCGATCATGTCAGAAGCTTGCACTGGTTCTTTTGTGTGTAAAAATAAATGTACCCCACCTGACTTTGATCTGTAAGGAACAAGTGGATATTTTTTTTTTCTAATGTTTTCTATTAAATTCTTTACGTTTAAATCGTATTTGTCTACGTCTATGCATCCCCAAATGCACGTATTATCTTGTCGAATAGGTATAACACCTAAA